CCGTCCATGTGCGTGGCCTGGGCCAGATTCGCACCGGACGATGTTGCCATCGTCATCAGTTGGCGCATGGCCTTGTCGCCTGCATACCCATCGTGCAGCACAGGCAGGTACTCGGTGATCGGTCTGTCGGACAGGCTGCCATAGTATGTGCAGGACAGCATCTCCTTGCCGCTGGCTCGGCTGGTGTGCCTGCGCCAGTTCCAGCTCGTCACCTCAAGGTCTTTGCCTTCCAGGCCCATGATGTCGTCGTCGCGCAGCTCCAGCTTCTTGCGCTCAGGCTCAGGGAATGCATGGCCGCAGGCAGGGCAGTGGGCCACCGAGATGGCGCACAGCTCACCGCAGTTGTCGCAGACCTTCACTGGTGCCTCGCCATTGCCTTCTCCGGCCTTCTTAGGCGGCTGCACGGCCGTGATCGGCCCATGCGTGGCCACCACGCCAGCGAAGTCCAGCACCAGGCAGTGATCGGTGTGGCTCTTGACCCGCATGCCCCGGCCTGCCATCTGAACGTACAGGCTGGCGCTCATGGTCGGGCGCAGCATGGCGATCAGGTCGATGTCAGGGTAATCGAAGCCGGTGGTCAGGACGTTGGCATTGGTCAGGGCGCGCAGCCTGCCGGCCTTGAAGTCGGCCAGCATCTTCTCGCGTTCCTTCTTTGGCGTTTCACCCGTCACGCAGTCAGCGGCAATGCCGTGCTGTTGTAGGACTTCGGCTACATGCTGTGCGTGCTTGACGCCTGTACAAAACACCAGCCAAGCCTTGCGGTCGCCTGCCAGATCAATCACCTCGCGCACCACCCGCTGGTTGTTGTCGTCTGTATCGACTGCGGCCTGCAGCTCGGCCTCAATGAACTCACCGCCACGCTTGTGCACGCCAGTGGTGTCCAGCTTGGCCTTGGTGACCTTGGATCGAAGGATGGCCAGGTTGCCCTTGTAGACCAGCTCCTCAATGCTGGTCGGTTCAATCAACGCATCAAAAAGTGCAGGCTTGTCAGGGATTAGGCCATGACCAAGCCTGTAAGGGCTAGCTGTAAGCCCCACCACCCTCAGCGCAGGGTTGATGGCCTTAAGCTCACCCAGCAGGCCTCTGTATCCACCTTCGTCCTTGTGATTGACCAGGTGGCACTCGTCAATGATCACCAGATCGATGTGGCCCAGCTCCTTGGCCTTGCTGCGCACCGACTGGATGCCTGCAAAGGTGATCGGCTCGCCGAGCTGCTTCTTGCCGATGCTGGCGCTGTAGATGCCCATCGGAGCGCCTGGCCAGTGCAGGCGCATCTTCTCGGCGTTCTGCTCGATCAGCTCCTTGACATGCGTGAGCATTAGAATCTGCGTCTCCGGCCAGTTCTGCAGGGCGTCCTTGCACAGCGCAGCCACAATGTGCGACTTGCCGGAGCCGGTCGGCAGCACCAGGCATGGATTGCCGTGGTGGCCAGCCTCGAACCAGGCATAAAGCTGGTCGATGGTGCGCTGTTGGTAGTCACGCAGCATTACGAGTGACCCTAGAAATTGCCCAAGCCCAAATTGCACCTCCAGCAACCTTAGCCACAAACTGCATCAAAACGATATGCGGCATCAATACACCAAAAGCAATTGTTGGAAATACGATCGAATCGACTGCTGCCGCAGCAATGTTGCTTGTATTGCTTCGCTTTAGCCACGATCCAGAAACCTTGCTAAATACAGCAAAGTCAATAAGTGCAGCAATGGTAAAAGCACTTGCAGATGCGATGGCAATCATTCCAGCTGCTGGATTAAGGACATATGTCAACACACCAGTTCCAGCAATTAAAGCAAGCATGTGCGTTTGTTTTAATCTGACATGCAACCAATCTCGCATCGCAAGATCAAATCCAATAAGAAAGAATGAATTGATTGGCGATACGACTGGCCCAAAAGTAGCCACTGAAAGATTTGCCAATGTCATGGCAATTGCATAAGAGATCACTGCGAAAAACATAAATCTAACTCCTGTTGGTTTGGAAATGTCCAGCGTGCTGGACTGTTTTGGGATTCAATACGTGAACGCATAACTGCGGCACGCGATTCTTTAGTTGGTGGTGTGTATGTACCTTTCCATGCGCTATCAATGCCAACATTACGACCGATGTTGGTTGAATCTGCACTGGAAAGCGGTATGCGTGTAAACACTTCTGGATTCAACATCCTTAGTCCATGCAATTTGCATAATGGCTGGCCAGCAATGTTGCAGCAGTGACTCATGGCATCACCAATTCGTTTCCACCATATCTCATTGCCAACAGTAGAAAATTCACCAGATGAGCCAATGCATACACGTGGCCATGTTGCGCTTAGACGAGCTAGGCGCTCCAGGCTTTCGTGCATATGCCACACAGGAGCACCAAACCATTTTGGAAGCGGCCATTCTTCCAACAATTTGTCGTTTGCTTCTTCATCACCATCAATAACGTCTGGGATCACAGCAAAATCACAGTTTGGAGTCACCATGCATTCATATGCCCATTCGTAATATGGCTCCCAATTTGCGATGGTTTCTCCTGCCATCCAAGCCGAAAATGCACCGTTGTCAATTGCGTAAGACTGGCAAACATCAACAGCCAAAGACCATTGATCTTTATGTCTAAAACTGACAAAAGCATGCCCAGCATTTATTGCGACTGCTGCCACCGTTGCTGAAGTAATTGGAAGGCCGTGGTAATGAATCATCCCACAATCCTTCCACCAAAGTCCTTGCGCATCTCGGCAATAAACGAATCACCGCTGGCGCAGGCAGCGGCATTGGCCAGCAGCTCCTTGGAGCTGTAGACACCTTCTTGCTCTGGGTCACCGTTGGCAATGGTCACGCCACCAACCACATACACAGCCGTCCACTCGTCCGGCCCGTCCTTGCGCTGCCAAGGCACCAGATCGGGATGCAGGACATGGCTCTCGCAGCCGGTGCGTTGTGCCTCCAGCGGTATCGTGTCGTCCCACTTGGCGCAGTGCCAAGTGCTGTCGCCCTTGGCCGTGCTGTGGGCGCAGGTGCGGCAGTTCACATGCTGGGTGGTCTTGCTCTGGTGGCAGAAATCATGCGCATCGCAGAACTTGCACTGATACCAAGATGGATCGGTGCTGATCGGTGGCGGCATGCGGTCTTCCATCGCCAGACGGTGGCCGCGGTCAATGTACTTCTCAGCCACCACCTGGTCGTATCGCACGCGCTCGGTGTAGATGCGGTCGTCATCCTTGCAGACCGCCACGTACAAAGCCCGATCAATCTCTGTGCCGTGCATGTAAAGTTGCATCTGGACGAAGTGTTCAGGCTTGGACTTCTCGACACCGTTCTTCTCCAGGTCGTCGAATGACTTCTTGCTGTGCGTCTTGAACTCGGCCACATGGCGCTTCTTTGGCGCTTCTGGCACTCCAGACTCGATGATGGCGTCCAGGCTGCCGGACACATGGCAGCCAAGGTCTACCCTGGTCTGCTTGCCGGACGTGCTGCGAATGTCCATGCCAATGGCTCGCAGGTCGCTGATAATGTTGGCCTCCTCGAGCTGGCCACGCCTGAACAGGCGCAGGACTCGGCCTGGGAACTTGGGCTGCACAGCCCAGCGAAACGACAGCCACAGCCAGCGGTCGCAAGCGTGGCCAAGCTGGCTGCAGCCCATGTGGCCCCTTGGCTGCTCAGCCTTTGCTTCGTGCGCTTTGTCAATTAGCGCCTGGATGGTATGCTCTGACTCGGGTATCTTCATGCCCGTCTCCTTTTGGTAGTTGCCCATTGCCCCAGGTTCCTCACGGTTCCTGGGGCTTTTTCTTGCTTACTTGGATTTCACCCAGGGCGGCGATGCCTTGGCCGGTGCAGACGCTGCTGCCGGAGCTGCCGCCGGTGCTGCAGCCTTAAATGCTGCTGGTGCTGCGGCACCGTTGATGGCACGGTAACCCTTGACCTCGTTGCTGGCCTCATAGGTCTTGCCGGTCTTCTCGTCGGTGCGTGCTGCGCGAATGGTCAGCTTGATGTTGACATTGCCACCGATGAGCTGGTCGGTGTCGGTCACCTTGGCCAGCCCGACCGCACGCATGATTTCGCCAAGCTGCTGGCGGCCGATCTCCTCGGCCTTGGCACTTGCGTTCTTGATGTTGAGGTTTGAGAACACCACCCGGCCTTGGTGCGTTGGACCGGTGATGTCCAGGCGCAGCTTGATGTACTGGCCGCCACCGTCGTTGGTGTTCTTCAGCTCAGCCTGTGTGATGCTGGCGTTGTAGTTGCCTTCCGGCAGCGGCTCGAAGTTGCCGCCAGTGCCTTGCGGCAGTTCGTTTGCGTCGAAAGTTTGTCCGAGAAAAGCCATGATGAATTACTCCTTGATGATGTCAATGGTGAAAGAAGGGCGGCCAGGCTTGGCCGTGATTGCGCCAGCCAGTGGCCGAGTGATGCGTTCGTCGGCGGCCTTCCAGATGGCCATGTTGATCTCCGGCTTCCAGCGGAACAGTGTCGAGAGGTGATCTGTCAGGCCAGCCTCTGCGGCCAGCTCCTGCACCTTGTCTGCATCCACCTTGCGGTCGATGCGGCCCACGACCTTGACCCGAAAGCCTTCGAGCGCCAGGGTCTCGGTGCCTTCAGTGTCGTCACGGATGCTGGCGGTCTTGCGCATCGCATCCTCCAGATCGCGGCGCTTTTCGACTGCCACACGCTCGGCCTCTTTGGCCTCCAGCCATTCGGCTGCCATTTGCTCCATCGTCTTCATGCGGTCCTCGCTTTCAGCATGTCGTCGGCCATTTGGTATGCAGCCTGAGCAATCTCCGGCATCGGCATTGCTGCGTCCATCAGTCCCTGCATCGCCTTCGCCGCAAAGTAGTCGCGCAGGGTCATGCCTTGACTTTGTTTAATGGATACAGCCGCTACAACGCGGTCGTTGCCTTGCGGAAACGCTGACCCGCCTGTTTTTGTATAGTTCATGCCTTGCCCCCAATCTTGGCAAACACTGCGCTCAGGTCCGGTGCCTCCCAGGCATCCAACTTGCCGCTGCGGTCCTTGGCCAGCCACAGGCCATCCGAGTCGCACATCAGCGCACGCTGGGTGGCTCCGTCGCTGTCCTTCTCAACACGCAGGGCCAGCACCTCGTCGAAGAAGTAGGGCAGCGCCTGGCCGGTCTTGTTGCCAGGCATGCTGGGCGCGTACAGCACCCGGCCCATCTCGTCCTGCGTTTTCTCCAGCTTGGCGCTCATGTAGACGTGGCGGCCAGGCAGGTCGCGGAAGGCGCGAATGATGTCGGCCATCTGCTCCTGCATCGCACCGTAAGCCTGGCGTGGGTCTTTGGTGGCCTTCTTCTCGGTGTTCAGGCACACCTCAGCGATCTCGCTGATGCTGTCCAGTGCCACCGATTTGTAGGACTTGGCCTCGTCGCTGCTGGTCAGCCAGGTGTAAGCCTCCTGCAGCTCGGTCATCGAGGTGATCTCAATGAATGGCAAGTCTGCGTCCTGGATGGACAGCAGGCCGCCTTCAGCCGACAGCACAATGGGGCTGGGGAGGGTTTTGATCAGGCTGGTCTTGCCAGCACCGGCCTGGCCATAGACCAGGACTTTGACACCGTTGGCAGCCATGCTGCCGGTGGTCTTCACGTTGATTGCCATCAGGCTCTCCTTTTGGTTGCTGCGCTTTCGGACCATCCGGTTGCGCAGTGGTTGCACTTTACCATATTTTCCGGTTAAGATGTCAACACCCCGCGAAAATTTATTTGGAAAGGCTGGATGATGAAAACGCAAGAGGCAATCGACCACTACGGCAGCACGAAGAAGCTGGCCGACGCACTGGGCATCTGGCCCCAGGTGATTTACACATGGGGCGAGACCCCGCCGATGGGGCGACAGTACGAGTTGGAGGTCAAGACAGAAGGAGAACTCAAGGCAGACCGTAATGACCAGCAAAGCTGAAGCAGCCCTTACATACGCATCTTGGGGCTGGCATGTCCTGCCTGTCGTGCCCAATGGCAAGGTGCCTGCCACTCAGCATGGGGTGAAGGACGCCACCACAGACCCTGAGCAGATTGCCAGGTGGTGGGCACAGAACCCAGACTTCAACATCGGCATCGCAGCCGGAGAGCGATCCGGCATCGTGGTCTTTGATGTGGACCCCAGAAACGGCGGCGATGCATCTTGGGCAATGTGGCTGCAAACCAATGGCAAGACGCCAGACGGTGCCATGCAGATGACCGCAGGCGGCGGTGAACATCACATCGGCGTTTACCACCCAGAGATCAGGTCGTGCAAGCTGTCCGAGGGCGTTGACCTGCTGGCCGATGGCCGGTACTTCGTGGCCTTCCCATCCAGCATTGAAGGGCGCAGCTACCAGTGGGAGGCGTCGTCCGACCCGTTTGATGGCATCGCACCGTTCAGCATTCCAGACACCTGGATGCAGTCCTACAGGGCCATGCGCAAACCGGATAACCGCCAGGTGGCCAGCACAGGCGGTGGTCTGATTCAAGGCAGCCGAAACAACGGTCTGACAGCCCTGGGCGGCGCAATGAGGCGCTACGGCATGACAGAGGCCGAGATCATGGCGGCGCTGTCGATTGCCAACGAGACCCGCTGTGAGATACCTTTGCCGTCATCTGAGCTGTCCCAGATCGTCAAGTCGGTCTGCCGGTACGAGCCGGAGTCAGATGTGGCAGCATCCACCAGCATTGGCAGCGATGCAGCAGAGGCAATCCTGGCGGCCACTAGGGCTGAGGTGCAGGAATACTACTTCACCAGGGCAACGTCCTACCTCGGGCAGCCAGCTCCGCTGCGGTGGATCATCAAGGGCTGGATTCCAGACAGCGGCGTCACAATGGTCTACGGTGAGTCCGGCTCTGGCAAGACCTTCATCACGCTGGACATGGCCTGCCACATTGCTGCTGGCCTACAGTGGCACGAACACAAAACCAAGCTTGGTCTGGTGGTCTACATGGCCGGAGAGGGCAACTATGGCCTGCGGCAGCGGGTGACCGCCTGGTGCAAGACACACGGCGTCCAGAATTTGGACAACCTGTTGATCTCGAACAAGGCCATCGACATTGACAGCCCAGCCGCTGCGGCCCAGATCATCAACGCAGTTCGAGAGATCACCCAGGACGATGCAGTGGCCGTCTTCATCGACACGGTCAACAATCACATGTCCGGCAATGAAAACGATGCCAAGGACACCAGAAACATGCTCAACGCCTGCAACATTGCGGCTAGAGCGCTCAGCGCTGGTGTGTGTCTCAATCACCACACAGGGCATGCAGCCGAGGCAAAGCAGCGCGCGCGCGGATCAAGTGCTTGGAAGGCATCGATGGATGCAATGATCCTGGTGGCCAAGAACGATGACAGCATCGAGATTGCCTGCACCAAGATGAAGGATGCAGAGCCTCCGAAACCATTATTTGGAAAGCTCCAGACCGTGCCGCTGGGCTGGATCGACGAGGACGGAGAGGAAATTAAAGGCGCAGTATTTGTGATTGAAGAAAATGCGCCTGAGCAAAAACCTAAAAAAGAATCTGAGATTCAAAAAGATATTCGGAAATTCACAAATGCGTGGTGGGCCGCTGGCGCAGAGGACCGCGAAAAAATGCCTTATCTGTCTCGCAGTGCGCTGCTTCAATATCTCACGACG